GCTTATAGAGAGTTACGTCGTAATAAGGCCCCCTATCTTCTTTTGAGAACAACCCATACTCCCCGCCGCGTATATGCAAGGGGACACCGTGACTTAGCGCCTCTGGTGCCACCGCGTCTGCTGCTATCAGTATATTTAGAGTTACACCTAGAATGGGTTCTCCCCCATCTCCGATGTCTGGCGTTGACTCCTCATTGCCGACTGCTGCTTTAACCGCCCTGCCGTCGATTAGTATCTCCTCACCAGTTGCACTAAGGTGCCGAAGGAACGCTGTTTTTTTTGCTCCCTCGATAATACTCATTAGTCAGCGGCTTTCTTTTTTGCTGCCTTTTTGGATGGTTCCTTTAAGGCGTCAATTAAACGATTCGCCAAAATCGCCAAATCCTCTGAATTTAACCCAAGAGCATCTGCTGCTTTTGCGAAATCATCGCCATCGCTGGCAAAAGAAAAAACACTTACCGCTTCTTCTCCCTTTGCTTGGATTAGTGCTGAAACTGTGCGAAGCCAAGAAACAGCAGCCCACAATCTTGCAACTTCATAAGAATTTGCAGTAGCCCCTGCCGCCCCAGGGGAGGGGGGCAGGTCAGCTATTGCTTTGGGTGTTTTAAGCATCTTTTAGATCCTTTGTGGAAAGAGTTTTCTTGGCTGCTTTCTTAGCTGCTTTTTTGCTCGCAACCTTAGCTGCTTGCTTCTCCTCTCTCTTTAGAGAAATCAACTCAGATGCGTCAATGCAACTGACAACCTCAATCTTGCCGTGCGACAAAAGACCATTTTTGTCAGTCTGAGATACTTCAGAAACCTCTTCACCCACTTCACGAGGTGCGCGATTAACAACACAGGCTCGAAGAACCTTTACGGTATATAGTTTAGGCATGATAAAGTGAGTTTAGAGTGACACCCCGGCTGGCGACATGCCAGCCGGGGATCACATTAAGGTTTACTGAGCACCACTGTCGGTGGAGATAGCGAAGCTCTCACCGTGGCGCACTGCCAGGTCATAGAAGCCACTGCAAGTCACCACAAACTGACCGGTTTGAGCCTTCGAGAAGGGGTCAACCGTGACGGTTTGCGATCCCCACGATCCGATGAGGAGCGAGGCAAAGTTGCCGAATACGACCTTATCGGATGCAACCTGGTTTGTCACAAACGTGCGATAGCCATTAACTGTGTTATCGCTACCCCAGATGAACTGTGCGGTGTTTGTTGCCTTCTCTGCGCCCTTAAGAGCACCTCGCACTTCAGGAGTGGTGATCCAACTCATGGTGCCGAAGTCGGCGTTGTCAACTGCAATAAGCTCCTCGAACTCAAGGATTTTTGCCCAAGTTGCTGCTGCACCAAACGTGACGGTGTTGACGCCGGTCTGGTTCTCAATTCCGGTCGGCTCGGGAGCAACACCGGAACCATGCAGTGCGGTGCGATCCAACTCAATGGCAGTGACCCTCATCAGGTCGTCGCGCACAAAGTTCTCGATAGCGATGCTGCTCTGGCGAACAAGGAGGTCACTGTAGACGGTCCGTGCGGAAAGACGCTGCGGATTGAGTGTCACCTGCGCGAACGACTGTGCAGTTTCGCTAACCGATCCTTCTTCATCAACCCAGCTTGCGGTAGCTGCTCCATCCTGCTTAGGAAGCGCAACATTTCCGCGAAGACCGGAAAGCAAAGTTGCTCCAGCGTTAACAACGGTCATCCGATTGCGAAGAATGTCAATCATGCTGCCAAGATCGGTCTGGACAGTATTGCCACCCTCGGCGGCGACACCGGCCTCAAGATCACGGGAAGAAAGAACATCCATCGGGATGTGGAGAGAGTAAGGGCTACGCTCAAGGTCGAGCTTCTGAGCGGTTGCTTCGGAAACCTCTGCCTCCAGTCCCTGAAGTCCACGTCCTGCGCGGATATCAAGAATCGCCTTGCGAATTGAGAACTGCTCAACCTCTTTGCGCTCAAGGCCAATCCCCTGGTCGATCTGAGGTGCGCTCTGGCGCGACTCAAGACGACTGACCAGTGAATTGCGGAACTCCTCAACACTGGTGCCTTTGAGTTCGGCCAGGTCAATGTCTTCCTGCGGCACGTCGAAACGCTTGCCAAGGGCGGCGATTTCGCGAATGCGCTCGTGGTCGTTGGAGGGTGCAGCAGTGATTGCTTCACTGCGGCTGCGAATGCCGACGGACTCTGCCAGCGGCTCCAGTTGTTCTGGGGCGGTAGCGCCCGACTTTTCTTGCGACATATCTTTGTCTGTTTTGTTTTCTTGTTGTTCAGCTTTTGCTGATAGTTTTTCGGCAGCTTCTGCCACCGATGAGAATCCTGCTGCTCTTGCAGCTTGCTCCCTGATCTTGGCTGCTCCATCAGCGCCAATTGGAGTTGGTGAGATTTCTTTGGCTCGCCAGCTTGTGACGATATTTAGACCTTGGCTTCCGCCTTCGTAATTAACACCAGATATGCTACGAGTTGTATTTGGTGCAATGTATTCCTGCTCCAACACTTCATATCCAATGCTTACATCCGTAATGTGACCGTTACGAATTTTACGCTCAGTTGCGGCCCCAAGCGGATCTTCCATATCAAACACCAGCGTGCCGGTCATCTTCCGGTCGCTGACTTCAATATCGCGTCCGCTTCCAATTACATCGGCGTTACTTTCGCGACGATGAGAGTCAAGCATTGGCACTTGGTTGACGGGCGCAACGGCATCCATCCTTAACACTTGCGGAACAAATCTGAATTGAGCGTAATCAAACATCGGCACCGGATCGTCTGTGGCAAAAGTTGCTCTGATCGGTGCTGGAGAATCTTCATCATTCTCGTGGTGCATACGCTCCACAAAAATGGGTGCTTCGCGAGTCAACGTCTCTTCTTTATTAAAACGCTTTTCTTCCATAGTGATAATTGAAACCAAGTTTTAAGATTCCGCCATAGTTGCCGAAGGAGTTTCGTCCTCGACAAATGTCTCTGAGAATTTAAGAGGAATGTCATTGCCGTCGCCTTCAGCGATTGATGCGTCTTCGCGCATCTCCTCTGCAATATCTCTAAGGTCTTTGCCACGCTCGCGAGCAATACTTTGAAGACTCGCTGTTCCAAGTGTGATTTCCTCGCGTGCCGCAACAACGTCTTTTGTTGGGTCAACCCAACTCCAACGCCGGCCTTGGAAGCTGCATGAACAAATGCGATCAAATTCCTCCGCTGCAATTGGCACCTGACCTGAGATCATTGCCATCTCTAACCAGGCGCGGAAGACTGGTTCCTCAATCGTGCAAATCCACCACGCCTGAATCATCTTCCACATCTCACGCTCACTCAATGCCGCTGCCCTCATGCTGCTGTAGTTCGCGCTTTCGTAGTCGGATGCGATGGCTGAATAATTGGTAAGCAGACCAGCGGAGATACCCCTTAGAATTCCTTTGCGGAATGATTCGTATGTATTTGTCGGTTGAGAAGGCGACCATGATGAAATCTTTTCCCCGGGAAGCAACTTATGACCTGAGCCAGGTTGGGCATCCATATAGCTGCTGCCGTCGGGGGCTTGCTCCTCTTCCTCTTCTCCATATTGAGCGGTCAACTCGGAAGGCTCAATGAAGAACATTGAAGATGCCGCGATCCTGCTGGCAACCAAGGCGGACTCTTCAAACATGCTTAACTGCCGCAACATGCGGAGTGCTGTCGTCGCCCATGACATTCCACGACTTTGCCCAAACTCGTCACGCATGAACGCAAGAATCATTGAGTCACTAAGCCGCTCGCCGCTTAACTTCCTATAACACTCGCTTTGCAAGCGAATTGTTTCACTGAAGTCATTGTGGAAATACCTTCCCCTGCCGGGGTGGTTTTTAAGAATGTGATATGCGGTTGGTTCACCGTAAACGTCACTTTCTACACTTGCCCTGATCCGTGGTTGGTTGCTGACAGGATCTTGATTGTGGTTATGCGGAAGGTGATCCGGCTCAAACCCCTGGACGGCAAAACGAAAATCGTTTTTTGGAAATCCCCGAATTAAGCGAATAGGCAATTCGCCAGAAGTTGCCACCGTTTGGATTGCCAGTCGCGACCATTCAACTCGACTCATTTGCCGGGAAGCGTCCCAATTGCGAGCATGACCAAAATCCATCCAAGCGTCTTCAATGATTTTATTTGTCCGATCATCGAGCTTGTTTGCATAGCGACCACGATTCGGTCGCCTTGCTTGCATCTTTAACTTGATTCCTTCTGAACCAATAACATTGGCCGCAAGTTCAGCTAAAAATCTTCTAAAGTAAGGATTGTCCCTGCGAAGCGATCTTGCCCTTGCCCTTGTTCTGCCGGCGTCTTGCAAGATAAGCTCATCAGCGTCTGCGTCGGCCATGATCCAATCGGACATGATCCGCGTGTTCTCCCCCGAAGCATATCGCTTGGAGACTTTTTTCGGTGGTTCCGCTGTGGGCTTTCTATTAACCATGACTAAAATCTAAATACGATATTGCGCCGGGACTTTTTGCCGGCGTTCGCTCTGCCCTTAGCGTTTGCAGCAGCAACACGTCTTTCATACTCACGAAGCATTTGCTGCATCTCGGGCATTGTCAGTAAACCGATGCTGTCACCATTAACGCTGGCGTTTTCGAGGAAGGCTTGGTCTTCTGATGTCGCCCTTCCCAAGAGTGATGCTTTTAGTGCGTTGACCATTTGCTGGTCAAAACTGGGGACGTTGTCACCCTCCGGGTCAGGGCGGATCTCAACTGTTTTTTTCCTGGGGTCTACAGTCCGCTCGTCCCCATCCTGTATAATCCTTAGATAGCGATATTCCCCCGGTGAATACTGGATGGACTGAGAACTTGTTATTGCGAACTCGTAAAGATCCGTTTCTCCACTGACAAGAGATCCTGTAATAATGTATCTGGTTCCTTGTGAGTCGTCGGCAATTGCATAAGACACATTCCAGTCAGAACCAAGCCCAAGTGCTGTCGCATCTATCCGCTCACGCCACGCAGTGCGGTCGCCAGCGTAAATCACCTCAGGCGGAGATGTAGGAACAGAAACACTCATTCCTGCCATTATCTGCCTGATTATTGGTTTGCGCCATAGTTGGCAAAGGCCCTGAAAACGCCCAAAAGTTCAGGGGATAAAATTTCCTACTTTTTGCCCTTGACTAATTTTACCGTGCCTATAGTTTTCCGAATGAGCATGGACTCTACGAAAGTATCAATATCACTAAGCACCTCTTTTCTAAAGAAGCTCGACGCGCAGTCAAAAAGGCTTGACATGACGCGCAGTGAACTCATTCGCGCAGCTTTGCGTGACTACATCGAAAAAAACACAAATACAAAATAATGCACCAATACGAAGAAATTGACCATGAAAGAAATCGCCGCCGTGCGAATTTCCAGTTGGAGGTTATTCGCGAAAACGAGCGTGAAAGAATTAAGCATAGACTGGCGGCATTGCTTGCCTTGATCGTCATAGCTGCTGGCATAATTATTTTTGGAATTGTATTATGAACTACGCAGAACAATACCCGGGAAAGTTTTTGGAAGCTCTTATGCTTCCCACCGACAGGCCGGTTGAGGTCGAGATTGAACGCATCGACGGTGCGAATACCGTTAAGGCCGCAGACGGTAGACCGATTGACAAGCCTGTGTTGCACTTTGCCGGAAAGGATCGTGGGCTTGTCTTAAACAAGACCAACGCCAGGGCCATTGCCAGAACTCACGGTCCAAATATGGATGCGTGGATCGGCAAAAAGATCGGCATTTTCCAAGCAAAAGTCGATGCCTTTGGCGAACGCGATGTCCCTGCGGTGAGAGTATGGGGCGCACCAGTTGCAAGAAAGAAAGGAAGAAGATAATGAGTGCAGAACGAAGACCAATACCTGGCTACGAAGGCCATTACGAAGCTGACGCGGATGGAAATATCTGGTCGTTGGCGCGGACAGTGAAACGGCCAAGGTGATCGCAACAGCTGAAAGAGCGCAAGGTGCGGGGATTAAATCGCAAGGGATATTTAAGAGTGGGATTATCTATCAATGGCAAGGAGCAAAAGAAAAGTATACACCGCCTTGTCGGAGCTGCATTTGGTATAATTGAGCTAAATGACAGGAAGCAACAGATTGATCACATAAACCACAACAAGAAAGACAACCGTCTATCAAATCTCCGCCAAGCGACGGCCTCTGAAAATCATATGTGGGGCGGTAAAACGCCGATAAAAAGTAACAAATCAGGGTTTCGAGGCGTGTCATGGCATAAGCATAGCAAAAAATGGCAAGCTGCAATTAAAGTAAATAGAAAAAGTTTTCACCTTGGCCTTTTTACTTGCCGGATTGCCGCCGCAATCGCCTACGATGACGCCGCAGTCAAACATTTTGGCGAATTTGCCAATCTAAATTTTGAGCCACAAAAAACAGCAGCATGACACACAAAGATATTACATTTCAAGAATACGTGGCAATCAAAGCCATCAACAATTCATCCCTTAAGATATTTGAAGATTGTCCAGCACGATATATTCATTACCTGACGCAGGAAGACGCAGATAATCCTGCTTTTGCAAAAGGCCGACTATGGCACACCGCAATCCTGGAGTTTAAGCAAATTGAACGCGACTACGCGACGATCTGCCAATCAACTCAGGATCGGCTACTAGCAGAGGCACAAGCCGCTGGATCGAAAGCCAAGTCATTCAGCAAGGCACTGAGCACCTACAAAGAATGGGCGGCAATCAATGAAGGCAAGGAGATCATCACTGAGGAGGAACTTTCTGCTGCCCTTGCCGGTCGCCGTGGCGTCTATCACGGCGCGTTTAAGGAAGCATTAGATCGCGGAGACGCAGAGTTATCTGTAGTCTCAGAATACGAAGGCATTCACGGACCCATGGCGGTGAAGGGACGATTTGATCTTTACGACCGTGAAACGGGAACCATCTGGGATTTGAAAACTACCCGTGACGCCAGCCCAAACGGATTCGGAAGATTGGCTTGGTCATACGGCTATGTCAGACAAGCTGGCTTTTACCGGATGCTGTGCGAGCTAGAAGGGCTACCCTTTGAGCACTTCAGGATTGTCGCGGTTGAAACTGCTGCGCCATATT